CATGCGGGGCGGGGTGCGTCCTCGGCTTCGTCCTGCGTCCAGAGGGCGTCGTCCATGCCCTCCAGCTCGTCCAGAGTGACGGCCGGGGCCTGCGGTTCTTCCTGAGCAGCCGGGGCCGCCATGGCTGCGCCTGCTTCGGCCAGCGCCTTGCCCGCTTTGTCGGTAGCGATACCGGCAGCAGAGGCCGCCGTGGTGTTCTTGGTTTCTGCGGCGATTTCCTTCGCCTTAGTGATTGCCTTTCCCATGATCCTGATCTCCTTCCTGATTGTTCAATGCTTCCCGGAGCTGTCGCCGGGTTTCTTGATGTTCTCCGATCTCCGCGTGCAGCTTCGCCTCCGCTTCTTTGAGCTCGGCGTCTTTGCGCTGCCAGTTCTGGTACCACTCGTCTGCGGACTTCTGGGCCTCGTCCCTCTGGCGTTCAGCCTCGACGGCCCGCGCCGTCATAACTGCCAGAAGCTCAGTCACAAGATCGAGCGGGCTCTTGGTTTCCTTGTCCATGCTGCACCTCCTTGAAAAATCTGTGGTTGTTTATTGTCATTACATACACCTGCGACTCATGCCAGAGGCTTGCCACGAGCTCCGGCGCGTAGAAATACTTGATCGGCTCGCTGGTGGCGACGTGCCCGAAGTCGAACACGGCCGCCACGGCTGCCAGCGCCTCGTCGGTAGGCTCCGGCCTGCGGGTGCTGTATTTGTACCTTGTCAGGGCCTCGATCGGCCGGATCCCGTCGTCCTCGCACGCTTGGAGCATACACTGGGCCACGGCCACCTTGCCCGCGAAGGGTTCCCCGGTGGCTTCGGCGGTGATTGCCGACGCCAGCTCGTAGCGTTCTATGTCTGTTATGGTGTAGCGCTTTTCAAATCCTGCCTCGGCGGCCCATGCGTCTGTCAGGGCCTCCATATTCACCGGGCAGCCTTCGCCGAGCGCGAATATATAGGCGGTTGATTGTGTCGCCTCCGGCTCCGGTGCTGGCGTCATAGTCTCCGCTGCTGTCCGGGACTCTCCGGCAGCTGCCGGATCCTCGTTGTCCCCGAACGTGAAGCGCACGACGACGAAAACGAGCAGCAGGGCCAGTATCACGGCCAGCGCCATGCGCCAGTTCAGGCGCTTGCATTTCGTCGCCAGCCGGTGTAAAATAGGCTTAGGCTTTCGGCGTCTGTGCTGATTGCTTACTGAATGGCTGCCCGGTAGCGTCGGGCGGCCGTTTTTTTGTTCTGTCATAATGCTGCCTCCAGTTCATAGCGTTTTACGGTGTAGCGGGAAAACGCCCTCTCCCGGATTGTGTCGGCGGTCAGTAGCGCGAGGTAGTCCTCGCCGTAGCTTTCGCCGGTGTGCAGCTTATTGAGGGCCAGTTTTCTGCGGGCGTATGTCTCACACTCCCGGAAAAGGTCAGCCGGAGTACACCAGCCCAGAGCCTTGTCGGTGTTGGCTTTCAGCGCGTCGCTGCGTTTGTCCTCGGCCGCCTTGATCTTCCTGCGGCCCCTCTCATCCGTAGAGGCTGCCGCCTTCGGCGTACTCAGTCCCAGCGCTTCGGCGATCTCCCGGTATGTGTACCCCTGCGCCTTCATGGTGAGGACGTCGAGTTGCTGCTCGGTCAGGATTTCCAGCAGCGGCATGTATTGAGCTGCCACCACTTCGTCCTCCCGCTGGTACGGTAAAAACTGCGGATCCCCGATTATGTCGTAAAGCGTCAGGCCGTCCTCGGTCATTTCCGCGTCGAGGCTGAGCGGCTGGATCCGGCGTCTTTGTTTCCGGCGCTCTTTGTCGATCTCCGAGTCCATGGTGTTGCCCGCTATGGTGGTAAAAGAATATTGCCGGAGCTCCTGCCTCGCGGTGTAAAGCCGGACGGCTCGCAGGTAGCCGAACACGGCCACGTCGTACCACTCCGAGGCGTCCAGCCTTTTGCCCCGGAGGTATGAGTATATTGTCTGGTGGTGCCGGGCGGCGAGTTCCCGCTGCTCCGGCGTCAGCGGGGTGTTGTGGTTCATGCGTTTACCCCCCCCGCGAGATTTTCCTTGTTTTCCGCTTTGTTCATGTCCTTGCTCCTTTCGCCAGTGCCGGGAGCGTGTAGCCCGGCGACTGCATGTATTTGTTGAAACGCTGCGGCCAGTAGGTCACGCCGTCGAGGCGAAAACCGCTGACGCCGTACTTCGGGTTGTAGCCGAATATGTTCACATACTCCAGAAGGTCGGCCCGCTCGTCGTCCATGGCCCTGCATACCTCGAAAAGCGCCGCCACGTCGTCGATCGCCCGGTGGGAGTTCTGCACCTTGTCCTCCAGCTTGTAGGCCGCGATCGCGTTCGCCAGCTTGTGAGGGTAGGCCCGGCGGTCTTTGTAAACCGTGAGGCTGTCCAGATAGTCCGCACCCTCGAACAGTTCCTCGCCGTCGGTGACGTGCCGCCAGATCATAGCCCGGCAGAAAAGGAGATCGAACTGTGCGTTGTGGGCCACCAGCAGCACCGGGCCGCCCCGGAGCATGTCGGTGAAGCGTGCTGCAGCTTCGCCCTCGGTTACGCCTTCGGCCTCCAGCAGCTCGTCGGTGATCCCGGTCAGCTCTGTGATCTTCTCCGGGAGTTTCTCGCCCTCCGGCAGCTTCACGAACACGTCGGCGGTGTCAGCCATGCGGAGAGTGCCGCGGGCGGTCTGCTCGATCCTGATCGCCGCCAGCTCAATGATCTGGCAGGTGTCGGCGTCGAGGCCGCTCGTCTCGGTGTCGAAAAATACCACGGCTTTGTACTTCGTGAAAATGTCCGCGAGGTTACTCATGGTCGGCCGCCTCCTTCCCGATCGTCACCGTCAGGGTATTGGCTATTTTGAGCTGCTGGCTCACATTCCGGTACAGTTCCACGGCCGCGTTCACCTGAGACAGCGGCAGCGCGAGAGCTGCGGCCTGCTGGAGCTCCTTGTCGGTTGCTGTGTGCGCTGCTATGCGCTTGAAGCCTTCGGGATCCTTGCCGCCTGCCGCTTCATAAAGGACGGTCAGCTGGTGGGCCAGCACAAGCCGCACGAGAGTGGGTAGCTTTACAGATCCGGGCAGCGTGTCAGGCGACGGTGCGGCCGTGCTTTCCTTCGGTTCGTCGGTCTGGTTGCTGTCCTCGGCGTCCAGATTGTCCAGATCGCCAGAGTCGCCAGAGTACCGGACAAAAGCGGAGCGGAAGCCGACGCCCCAGCTCACAACCGCGCGGGAGCCGCCGCCGTGGAAGGCGAACACCCCAGCGCGCGCACCGTTGGGCCAGCCGCCCCCGCGGAGCACGCAGCGTTCGCCGTCCGTGTCGAGGTAGAAATGCTCGTCGCTTTCATATCCGGGCGCAGGGTAGAGGCCGAGCTCGATCAGCTTCTCCGGTATGTCGATCAGCGAGGCGTCCAGCTCGGTGAACTGCTCGCCGTCCCAGTCTTTTTCCTCCGGCTCGACTGTCTGGAGCTTGATGTGGCCGCCTTCCACGTTGCAGTACACCGGATCCCCGTCGGCGGTGTAAATCGGGGCCCACTCCGGGGAGTCCTTCGACTGATCCGCGCCTGCTGCCGCGCCGTTGTTGGGTATCACCTGCGCCTGCCCGTTCACGAAGCGGATCCCGCCGACGTGTTCCCAGATGTTGCCGCACATGTCGGCCACGCCCTCGGCGGTGCCGTCGTGGTTCCACGTTACCGGGCCGGAGCCGGTCAGCGTTTTGCTGCTGCCGCTTGCGTCCTTGAAGGTGACGCCGGTTTCCTCCGGGTGGCTGTGGCTCTTTCCGCAGTCAGTGTTTCCGCGGGGGAGGGTGCCGTTCTTGCGGCTCTGGTGTGCCAGCGCGGCCCACTCGTCATTAGTGATTAAGTGCCAGCCGGGGCCCTTGCCTTCGCAGAGCCGGATCGCCTCGTCGTGGTTGATGTTGACGGCGGGCTGCTGGTAGGGCAGGGAGTAGGGCACGCCCTCGATCAGAGTGTTGGGGTACTTGCTGATCGCGTACTCCTTCACGGCCTTGCCTCTGATTTCTGCCGGGAGGCCCAGCTCGTCCGGCGTGAATACCACCATAATGTCAGGGATCCCCCTGCTGTCAAAAATAACCTCGTTTCTCATGTGTTTGCTCCTTTCGGTTGGATCCTGCGTGGTTGCTTGTACTTGGCCCGGCACCGCGGGCAGAGGTAGCCATATCACGGGATCGTCGCTTGCTTGCTTATATTCCATTCCAGCCCGCACTCGCGGCATGTCTCATACCGTGCGCCGGTTATGCGCCGGGCATGAGTGCGAGAACGGGCTCGCGCTTGTCCATGGTTGCCAGTTTGGCTGCCGGATCTGCGCCCTGCTTCGCGGTTTCCCGCTCAACGCGATCCTCGCAGTCGCAGGACTCGCCATGGTCTAAATGTGCGCCACATTTCGGGCAAACTCTGTACTTCATGTGCTCACCTCCTTGTATTTGCCAGTCAGGGCCCGGAGTTTTCGGCGCAGGTTTTCGATCGCCTGATCCTTCCCGTGGGTGCTGGTGGCCCGGTTGCCGGTTTTGGTTTCGATTGCGACGGCGAGGTTATTCGTGCCGCCTTTGTAGTTTTCATAGGTGACAACGATCATGTGGCTGCCTCCTATCCAGAAGCGGCGGCCAGCAGTTTGTCGTAGAGCTGCCGTTCCAGCCGTCGCTTGTATTTCTTGCGCACGCGCCACTTCTTTGCGTGCTTGTAGTAGTGCCACCATTTCGGGTGGTCGTTCGCGGTGCGGAGCATAGCGTCCACGAATTTGCCCGCCAGATCAGCCGCGATTGCCGCTGCCTTTTTTACCACTTCCATGA